GCTGATTTTGAGCCATCACCAAGCCATGCTCCGAATGCATATGGCGGAATTAACAATTCTCTTTTAGGTAACTCATATCCAGAGGAGTAATGCATCTTACAACGTTCTTGATAGTTGGTAGATTTTTCTAAGAACTTCCTTACAGAAATATCAAAGATACTGTTGTTGTGTGAAAGCGTCAGTACATGATCTTCATTACATACAAAAGAATCTTTAGAAGTCTTCATGCTGATCCTGTACATCTGCTGCTCCCCTCTAGCTAGTCTTAATACATTTCTAGGAGTACCATCGTCACCCATTAATTGCATTCCAACATCTACATCCTGTACGGGAATCTTGCTTCCATTGTATAACAATACCTCGGTATTAAGCGCTAAACAACCTTTTATGTCATCTAGAGAAGGCATCCGGCCCTCTTCAAATGATTTACCACCGAATGAGGCTTTGCGTAAATGCGATATAAGTCCTATCCAAACTTCTGGGTATTTCTTCACGAGACGTAATAAGTCATTCATTACTTTATCAATGGCTTCATTACCGGTAAGATCGCCTGCACCTTCAGATACGAGTATTGTAATATGATCCAAGTATATATGTTTACAACCTAACAATATCATATACTCTAGTTTGTCTACAATACCTTCATCATCAATAGAACCTTGATGATCCAATAATACAATCCGATCATCCTTCCAAAGTTCATCAAAACCTTGTTTAAGATCTTCGATTGGTATTTCCTCATAAGCAGGATTTCGGTTGATGGCCATGCCAGCCAATTTCCTACCAGTCTCAGCTGGGGCTTCTTCCAGAGAAACCACACCGACCATATCATCAGTGATTTCCAAGGTATGTATTAAGTCTTCTCTCAATACAGTACTCTTGCCTGTACTGGTTCCTGATATAAACAGCGCAATCTCACCACCACGCTTCCCTTTGGTCTTAGCGTTAACACCTCCAATACATGGAGGATACGGGATAGATTTTCGGGAGTTGTATTCGACTAGCTGCTTCCATACCTGATCGCCTGTTAAAATGCCAGCAGGAGTTATTCTAGCAGCATCAAATACAGACTGCATAAGAGCTTTAGCACCCAAATTTCGCAATACATCTGACGCATCATTAAGTGGTAACTTTACTTTTCTTGCTTTGTCATACCCAATAACCTTCAGCAGTTCTGAAACAGCCTCTGCACCAGCCTCATCTTCATCCATCATTATTACAACTTCATCGAATGATCGTATGAATTCTCGATGAGCCATTGAAGATTTGTGAGCAATCGAGGAGGATGATAGGGCAACTACAGGATAGAATTTATTGTAATGCTCGAAAGATGCTTGAGCTACACTAAGACAATCTATTTCACCTTCTGTGATTACTAGACGTTTTCCACCAGGTTGAAATCGATCAATTCCAAATAAATTAGATGATTTACCATTTGCCCAATAAAAATTCTTATCAGCTACACGTCTCACCTTAAAGCATGTATCTAACGCATACGGATAATGATGATGAGTAATATCGCCATCTTCATTAAATGCCAAAGTCACCTTATAAAATGCGGCAACTTCTTTTGATATCTTCCGATCTCTAATGGCATGCGATTTGAATGCATCGGGATTGAACGGTGGCCGTAACTCCTTAGGACTTACAGGGGCTCTAGGAGCATCTCCGGTCTTATCTCTAACATTTCCCTCTAAATCAAAGTGACCAGGTCTCTCATAATGACCACAATCCGCAGCGTAACAATAAGCAGAGCCGTCATCGTATATCTTCCAGCCTTGCTTACTATCACACTTGGGACAAGGTTGATCAGCTACAACTATCGTTCCCATATCAATAAGTGCTCATGTTTGCCAATCGCTTTCCAAAAGCTATTCCAATTTTTCACAATAACCTTATTAATCTCCTCATTTACTTTGAAAGTTATACTCTCAATCCTTGTGTTATAAAATTCATTTGATAACGGTACACAAGAGAGTGTTTGAAGAAAAGTCTCAGCCCATGCTAGCCCGCCCAATGTAGTACATTCGCCTAAGACAATGAAGTCAAATTCAGAAGCAGGTCTGATTGCCAGATGATCCTTCAACTCTTTACAAGAAGTCTTATAAGTCCTCCAATCAGATTCTTCTCCCTTCTTCAAGCCTCTTTTAACTTTATAGGACTTCTTACCAATGTAGTACCGTTTAGCCCACTTATCATGCACTATGTATACAAAGCCTAGATAAGGTTTTTGTCCCATTTGGCGGTCGTATTTCCATACACCATTATTCATCGCATCTCCTTTGCTACAGGCCACTCATCAAAAGAAAAGAAATCAGAAGGGTGTCGTAGTATGTGTAGCAATTTCGCATTTGATAGCAAGTACTCCGCCCACAAATTCTTATACTTATCGATATACATGCTAACAACTAACTCTTGCATGGCAGCTTCATTTCCAAGAGGTACACTCTTTATTAGCTTATCAGCTGTCTTTGGGCCGATACCGGGCAATCCGGGAATGTGATCCACTAAGTCACCCTGTAGCATTTGACCATAATACAGATCCAAAGCCTCTTCACGACTAATAGTATATCTAGTGCCTTTTATAGGATTATGATGTCGACCTTCTATGCAGTTGAGATCTTTATCGCCTGAACATACAACAAAAGGCTTTCCAATAGCACGACACTGCTCTGCCCATATTCGTACTAGATCATCTGCTTCCATCCAATCTGCCTTTACCATGAATTCAGGAAACTCTTGTTCCATGTATTCAGTTAGCATTGCGACCCATTGATAGCGATCAGGGCTTCTATCTTGTCTAGCGAGTTTATAATCAGGAAAGATTTCTGATCTAAAGTTAGTGGAAGACTTTACGGCAAATAAATACTCATCTGTAAAGTATGTCTCACATATCTCTGTAACCAAATCCATTACAGATTTTGCAGATTTTCTTATGAAAGAATGCACCTCATCATAGTCAAAAGATATATCTTCGAGTGCTATCTCTGAAACATCTACACCTGTTGCTTCTGCCAACTCTTTCTTCTTAACCTCATATATCGGTTTTAGAATTCTACGAGAGCCCTCATGCAATACCATGTCACCGTCAAATATTACTACAGTATCAGCTGTTGACACGACCATTCTCGATTGCGATTTCTAGATATTTTGAGTATGTTTGAAGTTTACCTCTAACATATTCAGCCTTTGGTAACAGGTCAATTCCTATAGAACTCTCAATATTACCAACCCATAAATATACATCTGATAATTCTTCAGATACTGCTTCATAATTAGTTTTCAAGGTCTTTGGAGATATTTCACTCCAACCAAAATATACAGTTTTTAATAAAGTTTTTTGGGCTCTGAGACAAGCCTCTGCAAGCTCCCCGAGCTCTTCAGCTGTCTTTGTTAGCACGTATTGCTCTTCTGTCATAATTTCCTCAATATTTAGAACCATTTTTAGCTGTCTTCTTAAACAGCTTAACCCACTCTTGTACATCAATAAGTGGGACTTTAATGAACACTGAGTATTTGGATTTCAATTTCACAAATACGTAACCTTTTTGGGATATCACCTCTACTATCAGATGTCTAATGAAGTTTGGTGCAAAATTAACCAAGAACGCATTTTTATTTTGGAGTATTGCCGTAATTTCATCGGATGGTGGTAGCTCATCCAAGGCTCTTTGATACGTAGACTCCTTTATGAGTACGCTATCTTCAGTGTGCTCTGGTACAAGATACTTTACCATCCAGATAAAATTACCATCTGGCAATAGTATCTTATACGATTTATCATTTTCAAATACAATTGAGCCTTTATGCCATTGATATTCACTCATTAGTGAGTCTCCTGCCAATTATTACCAATTTTAGAATCACCATCCATGATATCCACACCTACTAATTTAGGGCCTTCTTTGAATGCAAGTTTAGCTAACCTAGCAGCTTCTTCTGCATCAGCTTCTTTCACCATAAATTGAACCTCATCGTGATACATTATCAAAGGTACATATTCTATCTTTGCTGTATCTAAGTACTCCATTAATAGCATCAAGGCTAGACTACAAGTTATTTTCTCCAAAGATTGTAACAAGTATACTAGTAGTTTATGAGGACTATCTACGTAAACCGGAGCACCACTTATTGATGGTACATATGGCTCCCCAAATTGTTTAGTGTAATTATAGGTGGACATTAATTTATTGACTAACGTTTCAAACCCTGGAACAGCTTTTGTAAATTCAACTTTAAGTACATTACCTTGTTTTGCATTAAACGATCCAAATATGTAAGACCAAAGTTTTTTACCAGAAGCACCAAATAAGAAAGCATACAAAACCCTTTTAGCAACAGAACGTGGTACTTGATGATCAATACCCATCTTTAACAAAGCATTTGTAAGAGCCTTAGCATTGAATGTATGAATATCCCCATTCAGTAATTCATGTGTGAATTCATCATTCTTTAGGTAGAATGCTAGACCTCTGGCTTGGTTTCCAGCTGAGTCGGCACCGATTATCTTCCAACCTTCAGGACAAGTGAACAAGCGTCTTATTTCAGGACCCCACAAAGAAACAGATTCACCGTCACCAGTGATTTCTCCAGAGGGGATATTAGCTATCAATTTATGTCTAACACGGAAACTAGGAGTGCCAATCGTGAACACTTCGCCATGTAGATAATCTTTTTCATCTAACGCCTCTAACCAACCAGTAAGAATAGCAAGTCGTGAATTAGTAGTTGAGTATCTTCTGTACAACTGACCATGGCCACCTAGCATCTCTAAACTTTCATCGGTTATTTTAGGAGATGTATTTACAGATTTACCATTAGCTTCTCTCTTTGTATTCCATTCAGTGGGAACCCAACCATTACGAAATAGGAATATTTTTACATCTGCGGGGGAGCTCAATTTCAATTCTACTAACTCAACACGACAGTATGGGCCTTCTACTAAACGTTCTTCTCCTATCGCACCAGACCAGGGATCAACTCTAAACCACTTAGCTGTATGAGAGTCGTACTCACCTGTTTTTAACCATTTTGGCTTTTTGGAATCGTCTTTAGGATCTTTATTCTTGAATCGAACACCTAATACAGGTTCTAATTCCTCTTTGATCGCCTTCGATTCAGCGCTAAGTTTTAATAAAAGAGCCTCTCCTGCTACACGATCGAATAGCCAACCATGCATACGCGCTTTGGCACACCACTCTGCTACTGCATGCTCGGCCTTTAAATGAGTACGTATCAGGGGATTTTTATGGTACAGTACGGCATACTCTTCCATGAGTATCTTATCAACTTTAGCGTTTATTTCAGTATCAGTTATACAGCGACTACGCATCTCAGGAGTGTATTTACTCCAATCTTCATGCTCTTGTTTAGGCATCCCTAAATGATCACCCCAAGCTTCGATTGAGTGTCCTTTGTCACCAAATCGTCTATAGTTCAAGATCTGTGAAAATAACAAAGTGTCCTTTAACGCAGTTGTTTTGCTTGGTCTGAATTTGAATAGCTTATATAATAGTGGTAAATCATGTCCCATTAAATTGTGACAAGATATGCTGCTCGCAGCTCTGAGATGGGGCTTCCAACTATCATCATTATTATCAAATACTCGCAGATTATTAGCATGTCTATCTTTTGCAACTAATATCCACATCTTACTTGCCTTTAATGCAAGATTGTCTGATTCAGTATCTATTATTAGATCCATAGAATGCGCCATCCGTGGCACCTCGCTATTACTTTTTCAAATTGTTTTCAACATAAGAAATCCAGTAATCTAGATACCAGCGGGATTTCTTTAATTCTTGGAGTTTGTCATCTTTACGGCCTAGCCTATCAAGGTAGTTCCTTACCAGAAGTTCCAGGCAAGCTTCGAATGTCTCAGGGTCTTTGAATCTACCAGTTCTTGAAATAGCATCAATCCACTGTAACTCAATACCGAGCTCCTTATCAACAAAATAGCCCTGATAATGTGCTGCTTTTGCGTCTTCATCGTAACGTGGT